GTCGAGTAACTTCAGCATCGTACGGTCGACCAGGCCGTACTTGTCTAACCAAACAAACGGACGAGGCACAAGACGCCCATGTTGAAGGCGCTTATGACACGAACCCGAGGAAGTATCGCGGCATCGTCTGTTATCATAGTTTTATTGGATAACACACAAGTATCACTATATCTCTTCTAATTCATCAGATGACTTCTGAACCGGCTTAATGTCCTTGGGCTGAATGGGATTAGGCTGATTATCCGTTTCAACTTTAGATCTGCTAGATGTGGCAGGAGACGCTTGGAGCATCGCCAATTTAAGATTCAGTTCAGTTGTGTTTAAAGTTGAATCAGATATACCCTTAACCGCTTCAGCTGTGATGAACTTGCCGATTTCACTACCACTTGGTTTTCCCATTTGTGAATAGTGAGAGTATCGATCACCATTGGCATCACTCAAATCAGTAAGGTTGTGACCCTTATCAATAGAGTTCCTGACGTATTTACTCTTATTCGATGATTTATTCGAGTTGGATGATTTAACTGACGAAACTTCGTCAGCATTGATCTCAAGCATAGCGTCAGCTCTATCTTTAATTGTGGTGTTCTCAACGATACGGTTCAGCTCAGAGTACAGTTCAGGTCTATCTATACCGATGACTCCACAACTCGGATCTCTACACTTTGTACCTAAAGATCCGTAGTGTAAAAGTCTGTGTTCAAGAAGTCCAGACAGATTTAGTGCCTGTATACAGTGTGATTTGTTACCAGTATTAGGTATGGTGATGTAGTAGAGTAAACAGTTCTCATAAGCGTATACCATCTCATCTCTGTTTGCGGCATTCTTGATATTGATAAAACTAGCCCTACTAGCATCATTCAGTATTTTACGGATTTGGGTAACGCTTTGTGTCTGTGAAGCATCCAATGGCTTGACGAATCCAAATTGATTATTTCCATGCATAACGACTGACCCTACCTTCCTCTTGAGTTTAAGCAATGCTGTGACTTCAGCTAACATTTGGCGGTAATAGTCCGGGCCAACGTCGATGGCGTGTCCAGCTACTGTTATAACACAGCTCTGTCTCAACTTCAGTCCACAGAAACTAACGGCGTCGAACTCACCGTTAATTTTGCATGTATTATAGAAAGAGCCGATGTGTTCCAGTGCTACATCATCTTGTGTTTCAAGCAGCTTAGTCCTTAATGCTTTCACTCCACGATACGGAATAACCTGAGTCAATGCCTTTAAGTTAACAATTGCAACGGGTACCTTATTACATGATTTAATTTTGATGTGCTCGCCAACGATAGTCTTGACTTCTGGCTTATTAAAATACTCAGCTGCAATTGTGAACAAAGCATTCGCTCCACCATTTCTAAGATCATTCGAGTGAATCTGGAAGATAGCGAAACAAATCGATTTAAGCGTTGAGTCATCATCTGGTAATTCATAGTTATTACAGTATTCAATCAGATGACTGAAACCAACACTTGAAATCGAATGTCTGCTACCTTGACCACCATACAAACGGACGATCCTTTCAAACTTAGCTACATTATCAACATACAATTTGACCAATCCACTAAACAGTTCGGGTTGTTGAGAAAGCAGATGACGATGTTGTTTCTTCAACTCAGCTTGAGTCAGGAGGGTTGTCTTCTCTACACTCTTGGTGAAATCCTTGATCTTGGAGGTCAATCCAACGACCTGCGATCGCGTTCTCGGAATAGTTTGAGGCTTCGACATGATGTAAGGTTAAAATAAC